GTATTGTTGTCAAGATTTTCCATTGTGTTTTCCTATATCATATTGACATATTCATCATTAATAACTGTTTGTATGTGGACGTACCCTTCAGGCCAGTATGTATAAGACTCTTTAAGAGCTTTTGCTGCCCTGTGTACTGATGCTTCAAAGTTCTCAAACAATCCTAGTTCGTCCTTGCAGTACCAAAAGGGTATACGTAGGACTGGCTCTGCTGCCCCGTGTTGCTCATAGTACACAATGATCTCGGCGTCGTTATGAATAGAGCCGTCGTTACCAAACATCTTTGTGTGGTCGTTCTCTGGTTGTTTCATGATTCACTCTCCGGTAGCTCATCGCTTGCTAAAAATAGGATCTTATCTAACATGTGTTTTGTCATGACCACGTTACCCTTATCGTCTAGGGTGTATTCAAAATCCTTACGAATCACGAAGGGTATGCCACCCCAAGGATCTCTCTTAATGATCTCATTGGTCACAGTCCTTGCCTGCGTGTAGCCTTGGCAGTAAATAGAATAGTCTCCGCCTGTGACCTCATAGATTGATACTTCATTTATCAACATTGCCTGTACTCCTTACACAAAAAGGTACGTGGACTACCTCTGCTACACATATTCGTTGACGGCTTGGGGGCAGCGTTCGTGTGCATTTTTCAAATATTCTAGGGACTGTTCTATATTCCAAACAGTCTCCCTCTAGTTCTGACGTAGCACAGCTAGTCCCTAATACCGCAACTAAACTAATTACTATACTGCTAATGGTTTTCATGGCCTTCTCCTTTAAATCATGATGTAGTTAATGAAAGCCAACGCAAACGCTGGCGAAGCTAAGATTGCAAGTATCAAATAAACTTGTAACATTTTCATTTTATCACTCCTCTGGGTAAGATTCTTCGAAGGCATAGTTATCTACCATGTAGTCAACTATCTCATCCTTCTGCTTCTCTGTCAAAACATCTATGATCTCTACGCTATGATAGAGTTTCACAGAATTAAGGTACACCTGCTTTTCAGTTTCGTCGTAGTTATAACCGACAGTAATATCTACAAACATCTCATGATCTTCAATATTGTATTCATACTGTAGTGTCATTGTGTCCATCTCCTGAAAGTTGTGTGAGTATATCTCTATCCTCAGTTGCTTCGTTCTGATAATCGCCCGAAGCAAGCTTATGATACGCCATTGCGTCTGCCGCTTCAAGGATTAAATCTTCGTCTTCATCTACTGCTGCTAACACATCAACAACAATGTCTACGTTCATGGTCACAAGGACTCGATGAACGCAGGCGTCTACCTCTTTCTTTGCCTCTTTACAGCAGTCCTCAAGATTGTCAAGGGCTATTAAAACTGAGTCAAAGTTTAAGTCATCAAAGTCTTCGAGCAATCTTTTGTAGGTGTTCACAGTGTCTGCTAAGTTTCTGATGGCTTTAGCTTTGTCTTCTTTTACATAATCATTCATTGCCTTAGTCTCCTTACTAGTCTAGAAAAATATATCTGAGATAGATCCATTACGCTTGTCTGTTTCAAAGTCTTCTTTAACTTCTAAGAAGGCTTTTAGCTTGCCAGATTTTTCAAGCTTTTTCAAAGCGCTTCTTTCAATATTCCTAACTTCTCGCTTAGTGATCCCTAGCTCTTCTGCAATTTGACCGTGTGTCATGTGATGCTTTATGTAATCCATTAGATATACCTGTGCGTTGGTTGAAATTCTTCCAGTAAAATATCAATGCCCATACTTCTTATAAGCTCGATAGCCCTTGGCGTGAATGTCTTTGTGCCTGCTAACTCTGCAAGCATCTGTGCGTGTTCGCATACGGGATATATTTTGTCCTCGCCATACACGCTTTTCTGTTTTACTACGATACCTTTAATCATCTTCGTGTCGCTCCTCGTGGCTTGTCTTCTTTCACTTGCGTCATGCAAACAAATAATAAGTAAGGGACTATCAATAACAGACAATCCCACCAAGGTTGCCATGCCTCAAACATGTTTAGATCTCCTCGTCTTCAAATCTAGCCTTGCGATTGTGTTCAAACCTTTCGTTAAAGTCTTCGTCGTCTATCGTCAGCCATGCTACGACGATCACACCTGCGAATACAGCAAATAATATATAACCTAACTCCATAACTAAACGTCTCCTTTTTCTGCAAAAGCTATGTCACGCCTTTCTGCTTGTAGCTCATCGTAACAATGGTGGCATACGCTGTCGTCGTATGCTTCGTCATACATGACGGAATCCTCCCGCCAGTATCTACCGTCACACAATGGACAGTCAAACGGATAGGGCATCATTATTCGTCTCCCTCCGCGTGTCTTACATCACAGTCACATATTACTGCTCTGACTCCGTCTATGTCGTAGATTCCCCAAGCTGGCTCCACTTCATGATCGTCTAAGCGCTCTGCCCTCTTAAGTTGCTCGGCGTCGTAGTACGCTGTCGTTTCTTGGCATGGGTAGTAAAGTTCTTCTTCACAAATTTCTTGTATCTCCTCATCCAAAAAGAATGACTCAGGATCATAACAATTATCGGCTAAAAGTTTTCTCGCCTCCTCCTCTGTCTTCGCAATTACCGTGTAAGTATGCTCTACCTTTTCAATGGTCGTAATTGTGTACCTATTCATTCTGCCTCACCTCCCGATAACCTGTCGTCTAGTGCATTCTCGACCGCGTCTGTGCCGTATCTCTTCACCATGTAATGCAGAAACGAATGACTCTCTACGTCTGTGTTTCCTACCTTTACGAAATGGACTCCCCACGCATTAGCAGGTGATTCCAATGCCTCGATATACATCTCAACATCTCTTTGTAAATTCATGCAGCCTCCTGCTCGTCGTGCTTATCGTTTAATGTCAGCATGATGTGCTGATAAATAATCTCGAAAGCTATCTGCGTCATCACCTGATCCATGCCCTCGAACTCTATGCCGTAGTTGAACGCGGCATCTTCTGCGCTATCGAATAGCGAGGAGTCGTGATGACGTATCATCGTCACTAGTTCCCACGCCCTGCCGTAATAAATGACGTACTGGCTACCGTCCGCGCACTCATGGGCAATGTCGGACCAATCGTCCTCATCGTTTAAGCCTGCCTTGTAATTGATCCAAATGTCATCACAGATGGAGTCGATATAGTTATCAAAGTCTTGTAGATTGTTCATGATGTTTAGTCCTATGCTATTACGTTGGTATAAAAATCTGATTTTCTATTGACGTACCACAAGGCCGTCTCCGCATTTGGGAATCGATACATGTCCAACACTGGCGATACATGAAACCCGCTATCATGGTATTCGTAAAGCTTACCCTTATCTAACACTAGCTTAACTCTTGCTGTGCGTCCGTTGTAACCGTCTGGTCTGTCTGCGTAGCATACAATCATCTTTAAGCCCTCCCGAACGTGGCGCTTCCGTCGTCGTTGAATGTCACAAAGTGTAAAACGTCATCCGCTAAAAATAACGCTGTGTCGTTTGTCGTGTCTGTTTCGACGATGTAGAACGGAACGCCCTCGAAAAAGCCTCCCACAAAATCAATCGTCTTATCTATTAGCTGTTCGTATTTCATTATTTAGCCCTCATTGATTCGATAATAACCTACAACTAAATTACGCTTGGATGATCCCTGCGTCCAGTCGTACAACACACCGTCGCGCAGTGTTGCAACATGTCCGCGCATGGATAATAAAAACACGCCCTTTGGATGTTGCTTTATAAATTGATTTATTGTCAGTGACTTGTGTCCGTATAGCCTTGCATGACTTGCAAGAAGCTTAGGATATCCACCAACCTTGACGCGCTTGCCTGTGATTTTCGATAGCTCTTCAACGGCAAATTCGATTGTGTCCCAAGTAGCGCCTCGCCTGTGAGGTCTCCCCCATTTCTTTAGCTTGCGATGTGCCAAGCCATAAGAACAATCAAACAAAGACGCCAACCCGCGTACAGTGCAGTCGTTTGTCTCCCTGTATGCTGTGGCGATTTCTTGATAGTCTTCATAAGTTTGCATCGTTACCCTCATAGTTTATTGCGTGTTATTTGTAGATACTCATAAATACCCACAAAAAACACGCCACAAACTCACAAGCTTTCACAGTCTTTGATGATTTTTTGAGATTGGATTGTCTGCCCGATCCCTATCACCATTTGCTACTCACTTGCATCTGTGGCGTTAGCGCTTCCAGTACATCGTTTTCGTTTCGATTAGTGCCTACCCTCGCCACGCTTTGGATCGGATGACCTCCCCTAACGTGTCCGCTTAGATAGTCTCGCACGTCATCTAGACTGCAAAACATCTGGCTGACAATTACCCGTCTGTCAGTGACGTTAGCTGTTTAAGGTACTCAGTGATCCTTTGAAGGTCATCCTTCGCTGGCCTTTCCCTGCCGGTTGATCTCTAAGCTATAGATCCCTTTTGAGCCTGTCAAGCGATATTTTCAAAATATTTTTAAAAAATGGTGTAAAAATGATGTAAGTCTTTGAAAACCTTCGGAGAAAAAAATTTAAAAATAATTTTCAAAAGGCCTTTGTAAACCTCTCAAAAGTGTCCACTAGTCTCTGAAATCTTTGGAGGGCTTCAAAGATTTTTTGAGATGCTCGTGTGTGTTATAGGCGAGGGGAGTTTGTGAAATATTCACAGGCTAGGAAGTCTTCAAAAGGGCATGGAAATGTGCTAGGGGCTTTGAAGTGAGGGGAGATTGTGGAGGGCTTTCGAGTCTTTGAAGGCACGGGGCAGGTGACCATACCCCCACCCGTATATATATACTAATGCTCGAACATTTTTAGAAGGTTTTGGAGTGTCTACCAGATAGGCGGACAGATCTTCCAAGACTTAGGATTGTCCCCCCGATCTTCTAAGAGGCATGGGGGATATATACATGTACCTCTGCGGGGTACAATAGTATTATACACCTGTATTTTAGTTTTGTCAAGACTAAAAAACTAAAAAAAAAACTTGACAAGCCTTTAATATAAGTATATACTATAACCATGGAAACTAAAAAAGATTTAACATTAAAACAACAAAGTTTTCTTGACAACTTAATAGAATGTGGAGGGAACGCAAAAAGAGCAGCAGAACTTGCAGGTTATGCTCCCGGTAGTTATACCACAGTTGTCAAGGCTTTGAAATCTGAGATCCTTGATTTAACTGAAGGGATTTTGGCTTTAAATGCTCCTAAAGCTGCTGTAAAGCTCGTAGAGGTTTTAGATAGTGATGAGCCTATACCACAAGCTAATATTAGACTACAAGCAGCACAGACACTTCTAGATCGTGTTGGCGTAGCAAAGAAAGAAAGATTAGACGTAAAGATAGAGAATCCAAGTGGTCTTTTTATTCTTCCAGCCAAAAAAACAACAATAATAGAAGATGCAGAATATGAAGAGACGGACTAGTAGTACAATCCCGTTTGGTTATAAATTAATTGATGATGATCATGAACACATCGAAGAGATCCCCAGCCAACTTGAAGCTTTAAACAAGATACTACCGATGATTAAATCAAGATCTTTATCTTTACGTGAAGGTGCATTATGGTTATCTCACAAAACAGGACGACCTATAACGCATCAAGGACTACAGAAAATACTAACTAAACATGACACAGAATGATTGGGATGTTAATCCAGACAGCTATGTCAAAGATGACGATGGTAATTTTGTCCTAAAGAAAGACGGGACACCTCGTAAGAAAGCGGGGCGTTCTAAAGGGTCAGGAGGTAGAGGCTATAACTACCACTCTAAGACCAAAGCGAAGATAAACGCTTCTAAGAAAATTAGAGAAAAGAAAAAAAAGATAGCGCAGGCCCGTTCCAGTATAGCAAGACATCAAGAGTCTTTGAAGAAAACTGAAAAAGCTCTTGACATACTAGAAGATAAATCTAAAAATCGTATTGTCGAAGAAACATTTGTAGAAGAGGCGGCTCCTTCGCTTCAGCCTGAACTGAAAGAAAACATAATCTTTCAACCCAATGAAGGCCCTCAAATGGATTTCTTGGCTGCAGCAGAGACAGATGTGCTATACGGTGGAGCGGCTGGTGGAGGTAAAAGCTATGCGATGTTGGTGGACCCACTTCGCTTTGCTCACAGGGCAGCGCATAGAGCATTAATCCTGCGGCGTTCTATGCCAGAGTTACGAGAACTTATCGACAAATCTCGTGAACTCTACCCTAAGGCCTTCCCCGGATGCAAGTACCGTGAAGTAGAAAAGCTTTGGACTTTCCCAAGCGGTGCTAAAGTAGAGTTTGGTTTTCTAGAACGTGATGCAGATGTGTATCGCTATCAGGGCCAAGCCTACAGTTGGATAGGTTTTGATGAGATAACACACCTACCAACAGAGTTTTCGTGGAATTACTTAGCTTCACGATTACGAACGACAGACTCAGAAATAACGCCCTATATGCGTTGTACGGCTAACCCCGGTGGTGTAGGTGCAGGATGGGTCAAAAAAAGATACATAAGTCCATCAGTCCCTAATGATTCATTTATAGGCGATGATGGGATTACTAGGAAGTTTATACCAGCAAGATTAAACGACAATCCGTATTTGGCTCAAGACGGTCGATACGAACAAATGCTAAAGAGCTTGCCGCCTACCCAACGAAAGCAACTTCTTGAGGGTAACTGGGAAGTTGCAGAAGGTGCAGCATTTACAGAGTTTGATCGAGATGTACATATTATTGAGCCTTTTGATATTCCTATACATTGGGAGCGTGTCAAGGGGCTTGACTATGGTTATGCATCAGAGTCAGCATGTATTTGGGCTACAATAGATCCTAGTGATAATACATTAATTATATATAGAGAGTTATATCGTAAAAATTTATTAGCTACTGAACTTGCTAGTATGTTAACAAACATGGAACTAAATGATCCAATGTCTGTCAGAGGCGTACTAGATACCGCTTGTTGGTCACGTACAGGAACTACTGGTCCAACAGTAGCAGAAACATTAATTCAAGGTGGACATAAGCTTAGACCTGCAGATAAAAATCGAGTTGCAGGTAAAATACAGATACACGAACATTTAAAAGTTCAACCATCTGGAAGACCACGAATGCAGATATTTAATACTTGTCCAAATTTGATTCGTGAGCTACAAAGCATTCCACTTGATAAAAATAATCCTGAAGATGTGAACACACATGCAGCTGATCACGCATATGATGCATTACGTTATTTAATCATGTCACGACCAAGAATACAAGATCCATTAAGTCAAATTAGAGACTTACAGCGTGAACAACATTTTCAGCCTTTTGATTCAACATTTGGTTATTAATATATGAATGATGACATTTTAGACAATGCAGATAATCTTTATTTCACAGAAGTTGAAAATGAAGATGGCATGAATGTTGAATTAAACGAAACACTAAAGTCTAATTTAGCAGGTTTGATTGAAGCTCGTTATGTTTCGGCAGAACAATCACGAGAGTATGATGAAGATCGTTGGATCACAGCATACCACAATTTTAGAGGAATGTACCCAAAACACGTTCCTTTCCGTGAGAATGAAAAGTCTCGCGTGTTCATTAAAATTACTAAGACTAAAGTACTGGCTGCGTATGGTCAGTTAATTGATGTTGTTTTTGGAACAGGTAAGTTTCCTATTGGCGTAAGCCCTACAGAAATACCTGAAGGCGTTCCAGAGTACATGCATCTTTCACAGGACTCAGCGCCCGGCATTGAAACAACAACGGGTGGTATGAATGTTGCTGAAGAAGTTGAGAATCCATTTGAAGTAGGCTTTGAAGGCGACGGAAAAGTTCTTAAACCCGGCGCTACTTATCGAGCAAACAAGTTTATAGATGATCTTATAGAAGAAAATATAGATGACTTTGAGGAAGGGCCACATCCTGATCCTCAAGTGCTTGAAGTGTCTCCAGCTAAACAATCTGCTAGGAATATGGAAAAGTTGATTCACGATCAGATTGATGAATCAAACGGTTCAAGTGAACTACGCAACGCTATTTTTGAATCATGCTTATTTGGTACAGGCATCATCAAAGGTCCATTTAACTTTAATAAAACTTTACACCGTTGGGAAGCAAGTGAAGAATCAGGAGAGCGAGAATATAGCCCACTATTTGTACGGGTTCCTCGTTTCT